GTGCGCATTTTGTCCGAGAGCATTGCGGGCCTGCCGCTGATTCTGTACCGGCAGACAGGCCGCAACCGCGAGCGGGCAGATCGACATCCGCTGTACTTCTTGCTGAAGGAACAGCCAAACCCGGACATGACCTCTTTCGAGCTGCGCGAGCTACTGGTGAGCCATGTGGCAACGTGGGGCAATGCGTACGCGCAGATTGAATGGGCAGAGAACGGGAAGCCGCTGGCCTTGTGGCCGTTGCGGCCTGACCGTATGGAGAAGATAGAGCGGCAGGACGGGGAGCTAGTGTACTGGTATCGCCGTGCCGACAATCAGCTCCAGCCATATCCCGGCGGTGCGATTATGCACTGGCGGGGCCTCGGTTCTAATGGAATGGTGGGCTGGAGTCCGATTCGATTGCACATGGAGAGCATCGGCCTGGGCCTGGCGACGGAGGAATACGGCAGCCGGTTCTTCAGCAACGGCGCCCGGCCCGGCGTGGTGCTCAAGCATCCGGGCAAACTATCGCCTGAAGCGTTGGGGCGGCTCAAAACGTCGTGGGCATCCGACCATCAGGGGTTGGAAAATGCGCACAGGACGAAAGTACTTGAGGAGGGGATGGACCTTACGACCATCGGCATTCCGCCTGAGGAAGCGCAATTCCTGGAGACGCGTAAGTTTCAGGTGACGGAGATTGCCCGTATCTTCCGTGTTCCTCCGCACATGCTGGCAGACCTGGAGCGGGCCACCTTCAGCAATATTGAGCACCAGAGCATTGATTTTGTCGTGCATACTTTGCGGCCGTGGATGGTGCGCATTGAACAGGCCATCCAGCGCGACCTACTGACGCCTAACGAACGCGGCAAGTATTTTGTCAAGCATCTGGCTGATGGGCTGCTGCGCGGCGATACGCTGACCCGGTATCAGGCGTACAGCATCGGCATCCAGAACAGTATTCTTACGCCGAACGAGGTACGCGAGAAGGAGGATCTTAACCCGGTTGACGGGGCCGATGATCTGCTGGTGCCGCTGAACATGATGCCGGCCGGCCAGCAGCCTCCCGCGCCGGTTGAGGACGCGCCGCAAGAAGAGCGGGACGTGTCGGGCATTGAGACACGCGACGATAAGCCTGTTGTCGAACTTCGGGTATCTCGGCAACAGGCCATCACGCGCTATGTGCGGCTGTTCGAGGAAGCGGCTGGGCGTTTGGTGAAGCGTGAGACGGCGGACATCCGGCGCGCGGTGCCGAAATATATGGGCAAGCGCAGCGTGGGTGACTTCGAGAAGTGGTTGGCGACATTCTATGAGGATTTGCGGGGCGTGCTTCCGGACTATTTCCGGGCGCTGATGCTCACGCTGGCTGACGAGATTCTAGCGGCGGTGGCGCGCGAGTTGGGTGAGGATGCACCTGCTATTGATGAGAAGTGGATCACCTAATATTTAAATAACCTGGCGCAGGTCTATACCGTGGGCGGGGAGAAGCAACTGCGGGCGATTCTGGCGGAGGTGGAGGACGAGGAAGCGGCTGCAGAGGCCATCCTAGAGCGCATGGACGGATGGGATGAAAACCGGGCCATCAAGACAGGCAGGGATCAGGCGTTCGAGGCGGGCAATGCGCTGGCGAAGTTCGGCTATGCAGCCCTGGGCGTGCGCTATCTGGTGTGGTCGGGCGGCGACTGTCCATTGTGCCAAAGCCTGAACGGCAGGCGAGTGGGGATTGACAGCTATTTTCTAAAAGAGGGCGACAGCCTGAACGCGGGCGACGGGGTTGCGCCGTTCCCGGCTGTGCGCAATATCGGGCATCCGCCGCTACATGGCGGCTGTGACTGCGTGATTGTCGCAGGGTAGGAGGGGATATGGCGGGCAGAGTGTTATCTGCGAAGAACGAAACAAAATTGCGTGAGGCGTTGGCGTCCCTCTCCGAGGTGTTGGCGCAATTGGAGAAGGGCGACGAGGCGGAGATAAACGCGGTGACGCCGGGCATGGAACATCGGACGTTCGGCATTGACGGGCTGGAAGTGCGGCGTGCCGACGGCGGGCCTACGGTTGCGGGCTATGCGGCTGTGTTCAACAGCAAGAGCGTTATGCTGTATGGCTACCGCGAGATGATCATACCGGGCGCCTTCGCCGGCAGTCTGATGGGCGACATCCGGGCATTGTGGCAGCACGACAGCAGCCAAGTGCTAGGGCGCACGCGGGCGGGTACGTTGCGACTGTGGGAGGACAACAAGGGGCTTGCGTTCGAGTTGCAGCCTCCCGACACGCAGACGGGCCGCGATGCGGTTACGCTCATCGAACGTGGGGACGTAGACCAGATGTCATTCGGCTTCAACGTGCCGAATGGCGGGGATGAATGGGCAGAGGATGACGACGGCACGCCGCTGCGTCTGCTGCGGCAGGCGACGTTGGTGGAGGTATCGCCCGTTACGTTCCCGGCCTACGAGGCCACGGCAGTATCTATCATGCGATCAGCGCCGGACTGGGTGCAGCGGGCGCTCACCCAGGGCGTTGCTCATAACGAAACACCTGACGAGCTGCGGGCGCGGCTGGCACAGGCGTACAGACAACGGTACATCACTATTTTGGGGCTAGGAGACTAAGCCATGAAGAATGCGATTCAGGACACCAAGCGCCGCGCCGAGGAAGTGCGCAGCGAAATGGCGACCATCAATGAGACGGCTGCGGCAGAGAGCCGCGACCTGAACGAGGCGGAACAGGCACAGTGGGACACGCTCAAGGGCGAAGCCGAACGACTACAGCGCACGATTGACCGCAGCCTGTTCGTTGCAACTCTGCCGATTGAGCGCCCGGAGCCGGGCGAAGTGCGACAGGCTCCCGCCATCCACCAGCGGCGCACGCCGGACACGCCGGAGGGCATTTACTGCCGCTACCTGCGCACCGGCGATATGGGTACGATGGCTGAGTTGCGGGCCTATCAAAATACCGACATGAACGTGACCACAGCCGGCGACGGCGAGGTGGTGGTTCCGGTCGGCATGGTGCAGGATATCGTTGCCCGGCGCGACGAGATGATGCTGGCTCCGAAGCTGGGTGTGCGGCGCATCCCCGGCAAGGGAACCACTGTCAACTATCCGATTGACAACGAGGCTGACGTGCTGTTCTTGGTTGAGGCGGAAAGCGCGGACATCGACCAGGATGCGCCTGAACTGAGCGAGAAGGCGTTCACCCTAGCGAAGTACGCCAAGTACATCACCCTCACCTGGGAATTGCTCCGGGATGAGGATGCCAATCTGATGAGCTTCCTGAATAACTGGGTGGCGCGCGGTTGGGCGGCAACGCACAACAAGCTACTCGTGACCGAGGTCACAACCAATGGCACCGCGGGCCTGACACTGGACAGCGCCACGGCCATCGGCGCGGCGGAGATCCCCGAACTGATCGGGAAGCTCATGCCGGAGTACCAGGACGGGGCGCAGTGGATCATGCACCCGACCACGTATGCGTACTTGAGCGGCCTGAAGGGCGATGCGTTCCAGTTTGCGCCGACGCCTGGCGGCGGGCTGGCCGGGCCGACGTTGTGGGGTTATCCGCTGAATCGTAGCTCGTATGCGACGGCTTACGCCGGCAGCGCCAAGAGCATGGTGTTCGGCAACTTCAACTTCCTGGGTATGCGTGAGGGAACCGGCTTGACCACATTGCGCGACCCGTATTCGGTTGCAAGCAAGGGCCAGATTCGGCTGTGGTTCTGGTTCGACGCTGTGTATGGCGTGCTCCAGGCGGAAGCGATCCAATACGCGACACACCCGACAGCATAGGTGAGTGATGGCTAGGCTGCTGATTTTCACGCCGACGTATGACAACCTGCTGCGCCCGGAGACGGTGGAGAGCGTTGAGACGCAACAGTTCAGCGGAGATGTGGACTGGATCATCAACGAAGAGAACCCGTATCCGGGGCGCGACATGCGCAACGTGTGCGTGCAATTTCAGCGAGGCCGGCAGATGACCCTGGAGGGAGGCTATGATGCCATGCTATCGGTAGAGCATGACATGACGCTCCCTCCAGGGGCGGTACAAACCCTATGGGACACGGCAGCGCCGGTTGTGTACGCGATATACGCCCTGCGTCATGGGAGCCAGGTGGTGAATCTGTTCCGCAAAGAGGGGACGAAGAACATAGGCATGAGTCTGAGCCTGTTCCCCGATGAACTGAAGCAGGCACGGAAGCAGGGCACGATTGAGGTGAGTGGGGCGGGATTCGGCTGCACGCTGTTCAGGCGAGACGTGCTGGAGGCTGTGCCATTTCGCTTTGGCGAGTATGCACCGGATATTCCGTTCGCTGTTGACTGCCTGCACCGGGGCATTGTGCAGATGGGGCGGGCAGATGTGATATGCGGGCATTTCCACAATGGCGTGGAACTGAACCCGTGGAAAGGGGGAGGTGTGATAGCAAGAGT